TTAGGTGATAAAAACGACATTAGACAGCAACTCCAAAAACATTATATGAACTATCCGCTATTTCTTGCGGCGGCCTTTCGAAACTTTTGTTTTCTTTAATTCCAACTCCACAGTACCTCCAAGCATCCGCCGCATGACTTGAGAAATCATGTACCGGAGTGGCTCTAAAAGTCCGTAATCTTTCGTTATAGGCTCTGTGGTAATGCCTAAGCGCTTCGAGTCCGACTTTACATTTGTTCTGGTCAAACCAAGTGCGTGATATAAGCATCTGTGCAGCATGAATCCCATCTTCAATAGGTAGTTTTGGAACAACCCGAAAGTTGATCCCAAGGTCATAGGCAATCTCTCGGCGGCTTTTGCCAGTTCCAAGTTCCCTAACTTCAATATCATGCGGCGCATTGTGAGTGCCATAAACATAATCTTTATTTGCAAGTATTTTCGCATAATGGGGAAGCCCCTCACCCCTTGCTTCATAATAGTCAATAACATGAACTGCCCTACTTACATTCTGGGTAAACCAAATAGCGGTGCTATCCCCTATTCCTAGATCCCACCAGGTATCAACTCTATGAGCTGGGTCATATGGAACGTTTCCAACCCTGCCAGCTTCTTGAGCCGCTTGTAATTCCTTACCAAAAATAGTTCCTGGTACATTTGCCACCCATGAACATTCAAATTCCTGGGCGTATTGGTCAGCGCTCATCATAGATTCAGCCGCTTCTAATTCTTCCTCATCAACAATCTCAGTTTCACTTGCCTTATAAACCTTGGTAAACCAATCATCACTATTCGTAGCCGCTTCATAAAGATCATAAAAGGCGTTATGTCCTCTAGGCGTTCCAATAAAAAAAGCCCACCCCTTCCGATCAGACAAAGCTGGTCTTAAAACTGTAGGAAATAAACTCTCCGGGATATCAGCCATTTCATCTATACAGCATCCATCAAGGTAAATTCCCCTCAGCGAATTAATATTTTCAGAACCCAGGAGCTGTATTCTTGCACCATTCGGCAGATCACATCTAAGCTCAGTTTCATGGAAAGATACCATAGGCACTTTCTCAGCAAACTCTTTCAAATACGCCCAGGCAACCATCTTAGCTTGTCGATAAGTTGGCGCTATATAAGCGTATCTAGGGTTGTTCTTTGTGTTCAGTATTGCTGCCCTCAGCAAATGGTTTATAGCCATCACAGTCTTGCCAAATCGTCTGTGGCATACAACTACACCCCAGCGTTTCTTATCTAGCTCAGCGTGTAGCTTTGCTTGGAGAGGCCTTGGCTTGTAAGGTATCTCAATGTTCATGTGTCAGACACTCCTAAGCAAGGATATATTATGGTATAGAAAAGCGCCCCGATCGCTTGGGGGGTATGGGGGGTATAAAAATATTTTTGCCACCCCATCTTACGCTATCAAATCTCGTATGGATTCTAACTGCAGCATAGATCACAGCTCATTGGTTACGTTATTGATTACGAAACCAGGTAATTAATTCTAAATGATAATGATTGTGTGTTGCATTACTATTATTAATCTCGTGTGCGTGAATACTGCCATGATTGTAGACAAATCACAGCAATGACTACAAAGTCTCTACTGTTCCATTCTGCCAACTCAACGTAATCTGACCTTGAGCTGTTCCCTTATCTTCTGGCTTATCTCTTAGTCCGCTACTCTGCATCTGCCTTATGTGCTTATCCTTATGATCGGCTTCCAGCCTTCTTCTCTGAACCTCAGCCATTGCCAGCTTCGGATCGGTAGGCAGCGGAGCTTCGACTAGATCTATGATCTGATCTCGCATCACTTCACATTGAAGAACTCTGGCTTGTCTATATAAAGAGTAAGCTTCTTCATTCTCTTGAACATGCCTTAAAACAGTCCTCCAAGAAGGTAAATGCTTACTTTGGGTGCAAATCCTGGTCAAACTAATACCTTCAGCTATACTTTCGCATATCTCAGTCATCTGCGTTTTATTTACTCTTAGTTTAGCCATCAGCTTAGTTTCGCCTTTAAAGTAATAGCCTAGCTCATGAAGAAGCTAGACTATTTGTAAGGATTTTAATGAACTGAGAGGATTGGATTAATACTATTGTTCCTAATCCGGTTAGCTCCTCTGAGCTTAATAAAAACCCTACTATTTTGGGAACATTCAGTCAAGGCTAATGATTAAAATAAACTTAATTTATATTTATTTAATCATACCTATTGACGTTTAACGTCATGTGTATTATATTAGTTATATAAGAAACAACCAAGGAGAATATTGATGAGCGCATTTATAGTAAACCCAGAGCATGTAGCAGCTCTTGCTGCTTACACTCAAAAAGCAGGCAACTTCAGCCATGCTTACAACATGATGACAAAGAAAGAAATCTTCAATGGTGTAGAGAACTTCTGTGCTGTCCTGGCTAATGCCAATGTTAAAAGCTTTGCTGATAAATACAACAAAGGCAAAGTTGATGAAGCTGACTTGATGTTCACTAAAGAATGTATCAAGGAGCTTGGAAAGTTCAAGAGCTTGATGGGCTGTTATAACAAAGACACTTTGACTGATGCTGACATATACAACATGGCTCAATGTTTAGAGTATCAATGTTGTGAAGTTAACAACTGGTTTGAGACTGATGCTTATTGGTTAATCACTAAGATCAAAGGGATTGCAGCGGGCAACATGGCCAAGCAAGCAAAAGTTCAATGGACTTTTAAGGCAGCTTAGGAGAAGCAATGAAGAAACAACCACTAAAAACAACTTGGGTCGATAACAGCATTGCTGTTACCGGCAAAGATCCAGAAACTATCAAGCTTATATGTGAGTTGATAGCTAACAAACTAGCTGGCCTTAAAAAGCCTGGCGCAAAGGAGATAAAATGAACGCAGTAATGAAATATGAAGCTATTTGCGGTGAGCTGTTAATAGATCCAGCATTACCTTTTGAAGATGAAAATTTCATACTTTTCATGCAGGCAGTAAAAAAGATGAAAGACATCAAACCGCCAAAGCATTGGGAACTAATCAAAAACTTTCTAAAGGAGAATTATTAATGAAAGTAATGAAAAAATGGAAACCAAAAGGAGCTTGGAAAACCGCAAAGTTTTTCAAGGTACGATTATTTGAACCAAAGCTTCCCATATGTGGAAGCTTTTTAGTTTGGGCTGTTGTTGGATACAAATGGGTTCGAGTAATGAACCTGGTTCACACAGTTAAGTTTAAAATGAGCCGAAAAGCTTGGGATGAATTAAAAGTCTGTGATCTAATGGTAAACGTTAACTATGAAGGAGCTGCGTAATTAAGAAGCCCAATAAAAAAGAGATCTTAAAAAAGTTCTTAAAGTTCGTAAAGATGAATGAAACCAAGCCCATTGAGGAGTGGACTTGGATTGAGTTAACTAGACATTGTCAATTAGAGCAAAGCATTAAACTACTAAAGGGAGAAGCAGCTTAAAGCCTATAATAAAGATTAACTAAAGCATCTTTATATCTTCGCTTCACAATCCTAGGATCATGTAGACCTAGGATTTTTGCTAACTTAGACCACTTAGGTCCTCTCTCTCTAAATGCAGCACTATGACTAACAGCCCAGATAAGCCTTCTATCTTCTGTATCTAACTTATGCAATCCAATTTCTACAGCTAAATCTAACCTGGTAATTTGCTCTGGTGTAGCTTTAAGCCTGGTAACTCCTTCTGAGCTGTAGCCATAACCACTCCACTCAGTAACGTAATCTGGCCAAGAAGCCATTTTTTGATGTCTCATACTAGCCGGTAACTTTCTTTCAGTCTCAGCAGCTTCTTTAAACAGCTCATCAATATCAGTAATACTATGAATCTTATCTTTCATTAAGAGCATCATCAGTATTTTTAAGCCATTGAACTTTATCAAGCAGCGGCATCCTCAGCAAAGCTTTCTGAATCTCCTTGAAATCTTCAAATGAATAGTTGGGTCGCATCTTAAAAAGAACTCGGCGCTCTAGCTCATCAAAAGGGTTCTTTTCGTTTCTGCGTATAGCTGATCTATAATTTGTGTTTGTAAGCTTAGCTAAGTTCTTAAAAATTGAAGTTGTATTAAAGCTACTCTCAGCGCTACTAGTAGTATAGCTAAGCTTTGCGCTACTCTTAGCGCATAACTCGTTACCTCGATTATATGAATCACTTTTCATCTGTCAATCCTCCGAATAGAAATAAATAGTTTGCAGCATCCCATATGTGATCGCTGTCTGGCTTTCCACAATCGATACGAGCTAGTTTCATTTCCACTAATATTTTTGTTATATCGGCAGCAGTTATCTTTTTACCAGGAGCAAGTTTATTGCCCAGGCTTAGATTCACTCTGGCAGCTATGTTATTATATAATGGTTTATAATCGCCTAGCTTCTCAGCTCTATCCTTTAAAATGATCGCAGCTTGTTCTGCGTGTTGTTGTGGTTTCATTTGTCTTCCTCACATTGTTTGATAGCCAGCCCAATTCGATATGTTATTTGTGGCAGTAGAGCGTTCCCAAGTTGCTTTAATCGCTCGGCTCTGTATTCATTGAGATGAGTAGTTCGTTCGAGATGTCTGGGTTCGTCCAACCATCCGGAAAGCCCATTAAATATTCCACGAAACCTGGAGAAAGTTTGGCTGTGGTCTTGTGTGGATTGTCCTTCTGAATCTGATAAGCCATCTCTGTCTCCAAATACCTCTTGTGTCTCAAGGTTGCCATTTTCTCTGACAAACTCATGTTCATCCCTATTGATGCTCTTGGTGTTGGCCACATTTTCTGATCTTCCATTACTACTTTCTGTCCGAGTGTCGCTAACTCTGGGTTCTTCACTCTTGATGGTGGTACTGAGCTTCCATCCTTGTAATCCCTCGCTCTTGGTGTTGGCCACATCTGCTGCTCTTTCAAGGTCATTCCTCTGATCCTCTGCCCTGATGCTATCAACACCTCCTCCTCCAACACTTTCCCCCCTTTCCCATTCGGTCTGCTCCCCGCTTGAGTTCTTGGTGTTGGCCACATCTGCACCTTGTCCGCTAGATTCAGACCATGACTCTCCCCGCCATTTGGTGATATTCTGCGGTTGTTCTTGTTCAACTTCATGCTTGGATGTTCTGTTTCTTGTGTTGTTGGTGTTGGCCACAACCATTCTTTCATCCTTGGTGGTCTGAGTGTTGTTCCGTTCATCATGGCTTGAGCTTCCTTCTCCGTTAGCTCCCCTCTCTCCACTAGATCTCTCATTATCAACGTCTGACCCTCGCTCGCATGACCAAATCCTTTCGTTGTTGGTGTCGGCCATGTTCTTGCAGATGATCCAGAGTCTATCCCTTTTGTGGGGGCGGAAACCCGCAGCTGGAACAATAAATGTCGCTGTGGAGTAATCAAGTGATCCCATTTGGCTAAGTACCTTGTCGAGGCCGAGCGAAATGTGGCCATAAACATTTTCGAAAACGCAGTAAGTGGGTCTTGTTTGTGCAACAATTTCAGCAATTGCCGGGAAGATGTGTCTAGAATCCGTTTCACCGGCCCTTTTTCCGCTTGCGCTGAAAGGCTGGCAGGGATATCCGCTTGAGAGGATGAAGGGTCTTTCGTGAATAAATCTTGTTGGATCACTTGCTATTTCCTTTACATCATTTGCTATTGGTATTCCTGGAAACCTAACT